GGATGATAAACGGAAGGACACCGAGCGGGAGGACGTGGCGTCGGAGGATGACGGGTCCGGGGGGTCTTGACTAGGGTGGGTGGGTAGCCTAGGTATTTCCTATGGAGAGGAGCGACGAAAATGTCCGAAAGTCCAATGTTCGAAAGTCCTTCGTCAGGGGCCGGTCGTTCAGCAGAGGAGCTGAGGGACCGGGTGGAGACGCAAGCCGAGGGACAGGAGCTTGGCGCACAGGATTTTGGCGCAGACGAGGAAGAGTCAGATCCAGCTACCGCTGAGCAGCCCCCACAGGGGATAAGGGCCGGAGAGGAGAAGCGCAGGGCTGGCGAGGAGAGTCGGCCGCAGACCTGATCACGATCCAACACCGGGGGTCGTGTGGCATCCGCGCGACCCCTAAGGTCCGCCCTGCCCCGCTGCGTGGTAACCCCGGGGAGTCCGCGACGTGCTGAAAGAACTGGGTTAGGTGTTGTATCTGGTAGTGGGTCCGCCGGCTGCGGGGAAGACAACGTGGGTGCTGGAGCGGGCTACGTCCCGGGACATCATTATCGATTTTGATCGGTTGGTGTCGGCGTTCACGAAGGGCTGGGATCGGGGGAAGGATGACGATCCGGGTGTTGTCGCGGTGGTGAAGGAGGCGCGGGCAGCGGCGATCCGGGTTGCGTCTCGGTTAGCTGGTGGTCGGGATGTGTATGTTGTCCATGCGGTGCCGTCCGCGCATACGGTGTTGCAGTATCGGCGTGCTGGGGCAATGGTGGTCACGGTTGATCCTGGTCGTGAGGTGGTTTTGGCGCGGTGCGTTGCGGAGCGGTCACCGGGGGCTGTGGAGAAGGCCCATCAATGGTATGAGTCGGGGTATGGGTCGAGGAGTTAGGGGACGATTGGTGGGTCGTGTTGTTCTGATGTCCTATAGCACCCAGTTGGCTGCGTTCAACGCGCAGTGCCGGCAGCTCCCTGAGGATCTTCAGGCCCGTGAGTGTGGTCTGATCGAGGCTGGTCGGAATTATGCTCGCCGGTTTGATGATGAGGGGCATGTTCCGTCGTTGGGTGGTGTGCTTCGGGTGTTGGCTGATTTGCGGCGGTTGGTGAAGCAGGACGCGAAGGTGGGGGACGGTTCTGTGGTGGCGTGGGGTGAGTTGGAGGCTCTCCGTGAGCGTCGCGCTGCTAGGAATACAGGTCCTTAGCGGTTACGCGGACATGATGAACAGGCCGGCAGTATTTGATGGGTATTTGATGGGTAACCCTCGCAGGCACCCTGGCGGCCCTTTCTCACCCTTCTGAACTGGGCAAACGGTGCTCACTGCTATTTGATGATGCGCTCGCTCCCACGGAGGCCCAACCGTTGTCCCCTGGATCGGCATCCATGGCAGATATGATACTCGGGTCGCAGACACCACGAATCGAGTCCGTCCCATCCTATGTGACAACAATGGCGCCGGACGCGGTGGAGTTGGCTGCCATAGCTGGGTTGACACTGGACCCATGGCAGGATCATGTTCTCCAGGGCGCGTTGGGGTACACAGCGACGGGACGCCACTCAGCCCCGGAAGTTGGCCTAGTAGTACCTCGCCAGAACGGTAAAACCGCCCTGGTTGAGGTGGTTATTCTTGCCGCGATTTTCTTGGCTAGGTTAGAAGTTGTGTACACCGCGCATTTGATGGCGACGTCACGGCGTGTTCGGGCACGGATTCAGCAACTGATCGAGAGTACCCCGGATCTGGAACGTGAAGTGAAACAGATCCGTGTGTCGAATGAGGAACAGTCGATTGAGTTGAAATCCAGGGCGCGGATTGATTTCGCGGCCCGGTCAGCGTCCACGGCTCGTGGCTGGTCGGGGGATATGGTGTTCATGGATGAGGCATTCGCGTTGGCTGATGACATGATCGGTGCTTTGATGCCTATCATGTTCGCGCGCCCGAACTGGCAGTTGTGGTACATGTCGTCGGCTGGGAAAGCGACGTCACACGCGTTACGTCGTATTCGTGAACGGGGTATCGCGGGGGACGCTGGTCTGGCGTATTACGAGTGGTCGGTGGATGAGGAAGAGTATCGGGCGAACCCGGATGGGGTCGCGAGGGACCCTGGGATGTTGGCGGTGTCGAATCCGAGTTTGGGGATTCGGATTAGTGTGGAAACTTTGTTGTTGGCGCAGCGGTCTATGGACCCGGTGGAGTATGGGCGTGAGGTTATGGGGGTGTGGGATGATCCCCGTGGCGTACCCCTGATTGATCCGTTGGCGTGGCAGCGGCTTGGTGATCCGTTGTCGTGTATTGAGGGTCCGATGGTGATGGCTCTTGATGTGTCTCCGGGGTTGGAGTCGGGGGCGATTGCGGTCGCTGGTTACCGGGATGACGGCCTGGTTCATGTGGAGATCACGGGTCGGGATGGGTTAGACCACCGCCGCGGTACTGACTGGATCGTGCCTCGGATAGTGGAGCTCAACCGGGAGTGGGAGCCCATCGCCTGGGTGCTGGACCCTGGTGGTCCGGCAGGTGCGTTGCTCACCGAGCTCACTGAGGCGGGGATCGAGGTCCAGGCGGTGAACGTCCGGGAGCTCACGCAGGCCTGCGGGGCGTTCCTGAAGGCTGTTACGTCCTCACCATCCACCTCAACCCTGCGGCATCTCGGTCAACCCCCGCTTGATGAGGCGGTACGAGCGGCCAAGAAGCGGGACGTTGGGGATGGTGGTTGGGCGTTCGGTCGGCGGGCCACGGAGCAGGACATTTCACCTCTCGTTGCGGTAACCCTGGCGTTGCACGGGCTCGCGGTGCACGCAGGGACTCGGTACGACCTTATGCAGTCCGTGTACTAGAGATCCGGTGTTGAGCTGATGAGGTTGCTGCACGAGATCGTGATTGTGGCTATGGAGACGTTGGGGTTTCTTCTGGCGTCGGCTGGTTTGGGTGTTCTGGCGTCGTGGTGGTTCGGGCTTATGGGGTTCCTGATGGGTAGTGGCCTGGGTTTGTTGGGGTTTTCCACGTTGGCTGCGTTCGGGCTTC